GCTGTCATCGCCCAGGACTTTTAGATTTGTGATAGGTAGCGACTGGCACGCCGCCATGTACTTAACCAGGATGTAGTTAACTACACTATCCACTAACTGGGTCCACCAGGATCCTGATGGTACGCCTCGGTACTTCCGAAACATACGGCCATCTGGCATCAGTATTGGGGTGTTGATGAAATACCACACCATACCGTCCCAAACGTTCCTCCACTTTTGGCGGGAACGCTTAGACGTTGGTTTGTTTTTCCAGTTCAACCAATCCACGTTATCGTGCAAGATAGAAAAGGCTATCTTGATGAGCCACGCTGGCACACGCGAATCGAAACTGGAGAAGTCTAGTCCATAGAGCTTCTCACCAACTTTCCTCTTCACGGCCCATTCGGTGTACAACCGCTGGGACGATTTTCCGATCAACATTGGGTTGTCAGGCAGCTGCTCGTACTGCTTGATCATTACTGGGGCGTACAACCCCTCAACCATCAACATCTCGGCGGGATAGATCCACGCTAGCCTTGTCTTAGGTTTAGACACCTCGGACAAAGCTCCTCTTTGTGTTGCCAGGCACGGGGGAAACCGCACCTTTGTTGGATCAAAGCGACCCTTTCCACCTTGCTTCATGCGATGGCCTTGCCACCGACCTTCGGTATAAATTTGGGCCATTACCTCGCCCTTTTTCTTACCCGGGAAGGACACACCTGCAGACGTATCTGTCCGCATATGTTGGCCTACGTCATGCCAATCCAGTGGTTGATGTTTCACTGGTAGACGGAAGGCTTTCCGGGCGTCACCGATGGCCTGTTTCATGGCCGATCTCTGAATCTGGCTAAGATCTGAGAACTCGCGACGTTTTTCACCAAAGCGATTGAGGCTCTCGTAGAGGCCTTCAATGCCGGTTGGTCGGCGCGTGAACCCATAGATGTTGCCATATAGGTCAGGATCAAAGAGTTTAAGAGTTTGACGGATGTACGGATCCGTATTCTGGGGCGATCGGTAGACGGAGTATCCGCCGTACCGAGCAATCTCTTTTAGCCCAGGAAGAACCAGGTAGGCACCAGCTTCTCGATGTCTGCGGCGGGACCTTGCTGAAGGGTCCGTCATCGTAAACAGCTCTACCGTAGCTAGAGCATCGTCGAGGAGGGTTTCTACATCACCAGATGCGTTGTTCATTTGCGAGTCTGAAATATGAAGGAGGAAATTATCGAGTAACA